TTGCGGTTGATGCGGCTCTGGTTCTTGGCAAATTCGCAGAGCATGGAAATGAAGGTGCAGTAGGCATCTGCATCACCATCCTGTTCGACTGTAAACCACGGAAATTCCACCTTTTCATCCGATGGAATGATGTCCAGTGAATCTGTTTGAAAAGCAGCCTGAAAAAGGGCAGCCTTGTTTTCGCAGATTTGCCGGAGATTGCCCAGTGTATGCTCCGTGAAGAAATCAGCTGGCATCTGCACAGTCAAGCCTTTAGATTCCAGTTCTGATGTGTCCGGAACAGCATAGCCCTGATTCTCCAGTTCGGCAAGAAGCCGTTCTGTTTCCTCACGGTCGGCTTGGTCGCTGATTTCCAGATTACCGGACTTGGTAACAGTGTAGCATTCACCGATTTTGTAGGCACAGGTGGGCATATACTGATATTCTGCTGTTGTTCCAATGATCATGGCTACCACCCACGCCAGTTTCTTTCGATTTTCTCCTGCAAAATGAAATTCAATTATCATATGTTTTCCTCCCGATTTTCGGTGATTTGCCTTTCGGCAGTACATATGTTAACTCTTTTTTCCACAGATAGCAACTGTGAGATGTGTAGAATTATTTCCCCTCGTTTTGTGCATAATAGGCGATTCCTGCCAGCACAAACAAAGCGTTGCTTGAAGCGATACCATTTCCCCACATTTTATAGGCAGCACTATCAGAATACGGATTCTTCAGCCACTTTTCAATCTGCTTACGGGATTTTGGTTTGCAGGTCTTACCGACAGCTTTGTTGTATGTTTCAAAAACATTCTGCCACCAATTTATCTGTTCTTCGGTCGGATTTTCAATGCCAATATCATCACACCACCAAGTCGGCATACCTTGCAGTAACGCACATTCCTGGGGTGTCAGTCGTCTTACGATGTATTCAATTTCAGGAGTGCTGTCATTGACAACAGGCGGGTCTTTGTAATCCGATGCTACAAGTGTGTTTGCTTTTTCCTTTTTAGCAACAGTATGGTGGGAATTTTTGCTTGTGGAGTATTTCGGATGAGCGATTCCGCCTGCCCCCGATGCAACGATTGTAGGAGATTTTTCTTCTTCCACCTGAAAACTGAATCGTGCGTTGTATCCCTGATTCATGGCAGGTCTGCCGATGCCGTAGGAGATGGCGTGGGTTTCTACACAGTTCAGCGTATACATGGTTTCCGATTCCTTGTATCCGTCACCATGATGTGAAGGTCTGCTGCCGTTTCCTTCAACTACTACCATTCCGCCTTGATTTTTGCAAGGTGACTGATTGCTGGTATCAATGGTTCTTGAAGTATCTGCTTCATAAAATCCGCTGTTTGGATTGTTCGACAGCATAGAATTACTGTATTTTCCACAGATACCATATGCCTTTGGAACGAAAAGTGTCTGGTCGTTATTGCAGGAAAGAGTAGCAGATTTGTTTTTCTGAATCAACGCTCCACGTCCACCATTTCCGTGACCACATCGTATTTTCAGTGTTGCAGGAACAACCGATGATTCCACCACAAAAGGCTGATTGTTTCCGCCTGTTCCATAAGTTGCAGAAACTGTCTGAGCAACATTAAGAGGTCCTGTGTATCTGGTATCCTGAGAATGATTCTCGAACATCAGTCCTGAGCCTGTTTCTTCAGAGCAGTTTCCAAAACTTTGGGCAGTTTCTTGCCACGCTCTGAAGCTCTCCGCAGAATACCCAGACATGCCTTCTGACTCAAATAATATTTTTGAGGCACATCCGCCCTCAAAATCTGCGACAAGGTAGACACGCATTCTTCTCTGGGGTACGCCCCAGTATTGAGCATCGAACGTCCTGTAGGCGACAGAGAAATTTTCACCCATGATTTCTCCTGCCTTTGTCCATTTTTCAGGTTTAGGAACAGATAAATCTGCGTCTTTAATCTTGCAGAGTTCTTCAAGAACACATCGGAAGTCTTCTCCGCCATTTGAGGAGAATGCTCCTGTGACGTTTTCCCACACTGCAAATCTCGGATATTTTCCATTGGTTGCACCTCTCATTTCCTTTATGATTCTGATTGCCTGAAAGAAAAGTCCTGAACGCTCTGCATTCAAGCCCTGACGCTTGCCTGCAACTGAAAGATCAGTACAGGGCGAGCCAAAGGTAATAATATCCACAGGTTCAATTTCTGCACCGTTGACGCTGTTGATGTCACCAAGGTGCTTTATAAAAGGCAGTCGCTTTTCGGTTACAGCGATAGGAAAAGGTTCAATTTCTGATTTCCAGACAGGCACGATGCCGGAAAGCATAGCCATCATGGGGAATGTTCCTGAGCCATCAAAAAGGCTGCCGAGCGTAAGAGGTTTATTCATCAGGCTTTTCCACCTCTTTTACAAGTTCACAGTAAGGTATCTGCTGTCCGTCACGGATAACATACACACCGTCAGCATCGCCGGTATCCTCAACATAGCGGCGGAGAATAACAGATGCATACTTTTCATCCAGTTCCATTGTGTAACAGATGCGGTTCATTTGCTCACAAGCCATAAGGGTTGAACCGCTGCCGCCAAACGTATCAATAACTACACCATTTGCCTGTGTGGAATTTCCGATAGGATAGCTTAAAAGGTCAAGTGGCTTTGAAGTTGGGTGATTTGCATTGCGTTTCGGCTTATCAAAATTCCAGATGGTCGTTTGTTTGCGATCTGAATACCAATGATGCTTGCCGTTCTGCATAAAGCCATACAGCACAGGTTCGTGCTGCCACTGATAATCCGAGCGTCCAAGCACCAGACTATCTTTCACCCAGATACAGCAGCCTGCAAGATGAAATCCGGCATCAATGAAAGCCTTTCTGAAATTCAGTCCCTCCGTATCCGCATGGAATACATAGGCTGCACCGCCTTTTTCAAGGTGGTCAGCCATACACTTGAATGAAGCAAGAAGAAAGTTGTAGAATTCTTCGTTTTTCATACTGTCATTCTGAATGGTAAGTCCACTGGAACTCTTGAAAGAAACTCCATAGGGCGGATCAGTCAGAATAAGGTTTGCCTTTGTATCTCCCATAAGAGCAGATACATCTTCCGCAGAAGTAGCGTCGCCGCACATCAGCTTATGTTTTCCGACAATCCAGATATCGCCATGCTGTACAAATGCAGCCTTTTCAAGTGCCTTGGTAAGGTCAAAATCATCGTCTTTGACTTCATCACCGCTGTTTGTATCAAATAAATCAGCAATTTCAGATTCATCGAAACCGGTCAAACCAAGGTCAAATCCGAGATTCTGTAACTCTTCCATCTCAACAGCAAGCAAATCATCGTCCCAGCCTGCGTCCAATGCCATACGATTGTCGGCAAGAATATATGCCTTTTTCTGTGCCTCTGTGAAATGGTCAACATATACACAAGGAACTTCTGTAATTCCTTCTTCCTTTGCTGCCATGATGCGTCCATGCCCAGCAAGAACGTTGTATTCCTTGTCAATGATGACAGGATTCACAAATCCAAACTCACGGAGGGAAGAACGGAGTTTCAGAATCTGTTCTTTATTGTGTGTACGAGCGTTATTTGCATAAGGCACTAACTTGTTGATGTCAACAAGCTGAAATTCTGTGGTCATTGTCATCTGTAATTCCTCCTCTGCTGAATTCTGAGCATACCTCTTCGGGCGGCATCCATATTGCCTTTGACAGCCTGTCCTTTTATTGTGCGGTATTGCTGTTTGGTCATGTTGTTTCTCTGCTGTTTCAGTTCTCTCCAGAATTGAACATCTGCTTTCATGTATTTCTCACTTTCTGCTTCTCAGTAATTTTTCCATCATATCTTCCTGCGGATTGCCCTGAAATTCCACAGAGCAGTTTTCACGGACTATCTGAAAAATCTGATTCCAGATTTGGTTTGCCTGTTTCATGTAATTTTGTGACATCGCTACATAGGGAGAGGCAATTGCCGCACCAGTTGTAGGATGTTTGGAAATGTATCCGTACTTTGTAACAATCTGCTCGCAGTGAATCCAACGGGAAATGCTCATGGCATACTGTTCCACAAGCTGACGGCTGACGATCTTCTCGCAGGAACGTTCTTTCAGCCATTGATAAGTTTCTGTATACACATCATCTGCAAGGAGTTTTGTGCCGTCACGCTGTAATTCTTTCATGAAATCTCTGACAGGCGGTGTTTCAGCAGATTCTATATCCGCAGGCTGCATCATAACTGCTGCCGATTTTCCCTCAGCAATCTTCTCAGTGAGTGCTTTTCTCGGCCTGCCTGCACCCGCTCTTGCACCGCCTCGGTTTGTACCGTCTTTCGCCATGATGTCATCACCTCCGAAAAATCAAAGAAAATCAAACAAAACTTAAAATCGGGCATAAAAAATGCCGACTGCAAAAGTCGGCAAAGTTAGCTGTTATCAGTGTTTTTCAGTATTTTTATCTCTGAGGGGTCAATAGGGTGTTTGAATACCCATTTTTGTGCGTAAGAGGGGCCACCGGTCAATGTTTTGCCTATTGTTAGAGATTTTTATACCCCAGAGGCTTTTCAATATGTATAAACAGGGTTCTTATCTTCCGTCCATGTCTTTTTATCATGGCACGGTTTGCATAAGGCTTGCCAGTTGGATTCGTCCCACATCAAAGCAGGGTTGCCACGATGCGGTTGTATGTGGTCGACCACAGTTGCAGGAACGTATCGTCCTTGCTGCATACAGCGTACACACATCGGGTGTTTGCGGAGGTAAGCTTTACTGAGCCTACGCCATTTGCTGTTGTAACCACGCTTTGCAGCTGACGGTCTGTCAGGCTGTTTATGTATCTTGCAGTATCTGCTGTCGGTAAGGTTCGGACAGCCTGGGTAACTGCAAGGGTGCTTACACTTCTTCGGCATTCTCTCACATCCTTTTTTCT